GCAAGTAGCAGTAATTGATCCAAATGGCAAGGGGTTTCCAGTTCCTATTATTTACGGCACCCAAGAACGTGCTGTTGCAGCTATCATGTTCGATAATGTCAGAAAAGACAACAGCTTAGTAGTAGATCGAATTAAGCTTCCGTTATTATCTATTTATCAATCAGGGATGCAGTTTGCGCAAGGTCGTTACACCTATCATAAAGCAGTGGATTACATGAGAAGATTACGACCTGATAGGGCTCCTGGATTTACTACCAGCGAATTTAGAGAAAGAGACACTGTATTTGGTGTTACTAGGGGAATTCCTATTGATGTGGAATACACATTATCGGCCTGGGCGTTGTATATCGAAGATATGAATCAAATAGTTGAACAGATCCTTACGAAATTCAGTCCAATGGCATATATAAGTGTAAGAGGCGTTCAATGGGAAATTGGCGTTAAGCTCAATTCCATAGCTAATAACTTGGAGGCAGAGCCGGGAGATCAGAAACTAAGAGTAATTAAATTCCAGTTTAATTTAACGGCTGAAACATATATACCTCAGCCAATTGTTCGACACAAAGCTGTCTTAGCAGCGAAAATTGATATGTCGGGCAATGGGACTGAAATAGAAGAGATGACAGAGGCACTAGATAGATTAGAGATTGCGATTAAGGAGTTCGGTTCATGATAGAAATCACAAACCACAACAGGTTTCCTGTACAGGTCATTGTGAAAAAGCAAGGGAGGCCCCGAGCTTTCACAACTCTGAACATTCCTGGAATGGGCAAGGGAAAAAACGTCTATTACCTCGACGATCAGAGAAGCACTGAATATATTGAACGTGTCGAAGCGAAATTTGGTTTAATTACCACTAGATACATACCTGATAATGAAGTAAAGCAAAAGGGAGAATAAACTATGGCGATTTTAAGGGGATTTCCGCCGTCTAATACAATTAGTCCGAGTGTTAGAATCACTGAGAAGGATTTAAGCTACATTGCTCCGTCCAACACCTTCCACCGTGCTGGTTTGGTTGGATTTGCAAGTAAGGGACCGCTTAACCTTCCCACTATTGTTGCAAGTCAACGGCAATTGAATACAATTTTTGGATACCCTCACCCAGAAGAGAGTGATCCTTATCTAATTTATGCTGCATCGCAGTACCTACAAATTGCTAATGAGCTTTATGTAGTACGTGTAGCTGATGATGATGCGGTAAGCAGTGAACAGGCCACAACAGCCTGGGTAGATGTGCCGTCCGCTGGTGGAACGATTCAAGTAAGAGCGGGCACTTCAACCGGTCTTCCAATGTCAGCATTTAGATTTAGCACCGACTGTTTCTTGAGATGGAAGCTTAATGGAGTTGTTTCTTCAAGAGTTTTAGTCATTCCAGCCGGTGGTATCAATATCAATTCTGGAAATTGGGTGCAATTTACATATAACGTTCCAAATGCATCTGGCTTGATGGGCGGCATATACCAAGAAGACAATGATGATCCGCACATGACGAATAATGACGGTAGTTCTCATGCAATGCAATTAGATGGAGTAACTTACAAGAACATTATTTGTCAGTTGAACAGCCAATTAGATTATAGCAATCCGGCAGAACTCGGCTATCTAGATGGCATTAGTTTTTACAATGATGGAGGCAATTTGGCAGTCCAGACATTGTGGGCTGCTGGCCCGACTTGTTCTTTGGAGTTTACATCTGTAGGAAATTCTGCATTGCATCCAATGGCAAGCATATTAAGTGGTGCGGCGGCAGCAGATACCGGTCTAGGATTCGGATGGGAAATGGAGTCAGCCATTCTTCCTGGATACTATGATTACTATCCACAAACTGGATCTCATCCAACAAGTGGAAAGTGGGTTATTCCAACTACTATGAATTTGCTAGAGGTGGTAGTGGATGGTACTGGAAATGATAATATCGACAATGCTGTTCAGGTTATTAATCTAACATCTGTAGATGATGGTGTAACTGGTCGTGAAGTTACAACGGCCGATATTGTAAGGTGCATTAATCGTCAAATAAACAATGGCTATACTGACGGTCATCCCACATGGTTAATTCCTGGTGGTTTTTGTGCAGTTGGTGGTGGAATTAACGGTAAAGATACGCAATTGGGATACACTCCTAAGCTACCTAACGATGGAAGCAACGAGCTTAGATATGTGGATTACACGGTACTCTTTGCTGATGAAACAGAGTCTTCAGATGACTTCTCAGGCTCGCCAAGCGATTATTCCAGCATGGGAGTAGCGACTACTCTAAACCTAAACGCTTCGTATATAACACTAGCTACGTTGCATAAAGGTCGTGACGCTAGAGTTTATGTTCGTCCGTCGTCAACAGCCAGTGCCGCCTTAGGATTTAATCAAGTGAATCAGAATGGCGATAACATTAATAGCGATACTGCTCCTGGTTATACCCCATATGGTACTGCTGGAGGTGCGAGAGATGAGGCGTTTGGTCTATGGTATGGTGCCTCTAATAGTGGAGAGAATACCTTTAGACTAACCGCTGATAGCGCTGGAATCGAAGGTAATAACACTCAAGTATTGCTCAAGAATGATATCCGAGAAGGAGTGTTTACACTTGAAGTATATAATAATGGTGCGCAAGTAGAATCTTGGGGTTATTTGACCAAAGACGAAACTAGCAGATACTACGTAGAAACTTTCTTGGCCTTAACATCTGATTTTATTCGTTGTATCGACAACACAGCAACAAAGGCATTGCCGTTGGAGAAAACAGGACAAACCTATTACTCACTCAGCGGCGGTAATGATGGTATCCCAAGCGATCCAGATCTTCAAGACGAATTGTTGATGGGCAGTCTGCTTGGTTACACGGGCATGTATGCCTTGTCAGAACCAGAGCAAATTGATATCGATCTAATTGCTGTACCTGGACATGCCTCTACAGATGTTATTTACGAACTGTTACATCTATGCCAGAGCGTCCGTATGGATTGCTTGGCAATTATTGATCCACCATTCGGTTTAACTGTAAAAGAAATTGTACAGTGGCAGAATGGTTTACACCCACTTAACATGACCAGATTCGACTCCGATTTCGGTGCTCTTTACTGGCCGTGGGTGAAGATGCGAGATACGTACAACCGTGTTGACGTATGGGTTCCACCGTCTGGTTCAGTTATGGCTACCATTGCCCGTAGTGACAATTTGGCCGAACCGTGGTTTGCACCAGCAGGTGTAAATCGTGGTATTGTTCCGGGTATTACCGACGTGTTTAGCCGCCCAACCTTGGAAGAGCGAGACACAATGTATGGAAACCGTAACTGCATCAATCCGATTGTCCAATTCGCTGAATATCAGGACTTTATGATTTGGGGCCAAAAGACTCTACAGAGACGGCCAACCGCTCTTGATCGTGTAAACGTCCGACGTTTGATGTTCGTATTGGAGAAGAGGATTAGAGCCGGATCGAAGGCCATGCTGTTCGATCCACATGACGATGAGTTCCATCGTAGATGGATTGTAATGGCTGCCGGTATTATGGAAGAGGTTAAGGCAGGCCGTGGTCTTCATGACTATATCATCGATGCGGGTTGGGATTTGAATACCCCAGACGTAGTTGATCGTAATGAATTCCGTGCAAGAATTGGCGTACAACCCACCAGGGCTGTTGAATTCATATTCATCGAATTCAGCATCCATAGAACTGGTAGCTTCAACGAAAGCACCGAACAGCCATACTATGGTGGCTAATAGTGAATTAAATACTTTCCCCGGCCCTTACGGGCCGGGGAAAGTCCTTTTCATAAAGATTAGAGAACTAAGGAGATAATAATATGTTAATGGGAATTGGCAAGCTAGGTGGATCGAAACTAATCTTCAAGAGAAAGTTTCGTTGGACCTTGAAAGTGACAAATATTTGCGGCTCACAATCCGTTCCAGAAAGTTTTGTGAAAGTAGCCGCCAGACCAAATCTAAGTGTTGAAGAAACTGAAATCAATTTTTTGAATGCAAAAACTTGGATTCCTGGTAAAGCGAGTTGGGAAACTATCACCATTACCTACTATGACGTAGCTGGTAGTGATAATATTGTTCTTTGGACTTGGCTAGCATCGGTATATGATTTTACCAAGCCAGCCGAATTAAAGATGGGTGCAAGTCGTTCAAACTATGCTGGAACAGTAACTTTAACTCTATGGGATGGTTGCGGTACTGGTCTTGAAGAATGGGTTTTGAATGATGCATGGCCACAAGCTATTAACTTTGGAGAATTGGATTATTCAAGCTCTGAAGAATGCACAATTGAAATTACACTAAGATACTCGAACGTCAAATACCAGAACCTTTGCGGAGCCAATCCAACGGCTTGCTGCGATGGTTGCAGTCCTGGCAGCAGCGGCGGTGGCCCCGGCAACTGATCGTTAAATAAGCTTGTCATTATCTCAGGTGTTTGTCGTGGAATTATGGTTAGGGCTGCCCTATTATATAGGGCAGCCCTAATTCACACCTATCCAAAGGACACAATCATATGGGTCGCCAAATGGGTTTAGATTTTGGTTTAGAGAAAAAAACCACTTGCTTTAAGCGCAAATTTCGTTGGTTATTCAAAATACCAGAGATATCAGCTAGTGGAGTTCAATCGTTACCACCCACCAAAGCGTCACGTCCTACGGTTAGTTTCAAAGAAACTCCTGTCGAGCATCTTAATGAAACCATTTATATTCAAACAAAACCAGAGTGGAAAACTCTAGATTTAACATTGATCGATCTTAAAAAGACTGGCAAGCATCCCATCTTTGCCTGGATACAGAGACAATACGACCCGTGCAAAGGCAAGTGGTACAAGCCTCCGGGTAATAATGGACAATTCAAACTAACAGCCACACTCGAATTATATGATGGGTGCGGCAACACTATTGAAACATGGACACTTGAGAATGTATGGCCTCAAAATGCGAACTTTGACGATTTGGACATGAGCGATAGTTCATACCTGACCTGTAATCTCACCTTGAGATTTGATCGAGCATTTATTGACGATAACTGCTAATCATCAGTCTCGTCTTCCTCTTCTTCGCCCATTTCCTTTTGGAGAATCTGTTTACATTCCTGAAGGGCATCTTCTAATTGCTTGCCTTTCCAGTTCAGTACCCTACATGCTCCGCTTTTGTTTAGTCTAGCTTTTTTGGTATAACATTCACGTTCATTATCCAATAAAGCGTCAATAAGTTCACCGTATCCATGCTCCCGTAGCTTGTCAATCAATTCTTGTCGTTCAAGTATTTCAGCAAATCCACCGTGAGCCATGTGTTAATTATACCATGTAAAAAAACATTTACAAACCATTTTTGTTGCTTTCTATCGAACTACGAAACACAGTTATTTCTTTGCCGTTTTTAATAATGGTTTGATGTAATTGTATCTGTAAAAAATCATGATATTTCTTCTTTAATTCATTGTAGTTTCTAGCGGTTCTGTATAATTGTCTAAAGTGATTTAGAATACACGTTGTCATATAATTAAAAGCTTTCCCTTTTTCTGGGTTGAACCGATCTATTTTCTCGAAACAAATCATTACCCCTTCTTGGATTGCATCGTCAGCATCGATAAGATTAAATTTTGCATAACGAACTATGTTTTCAGATAATGTGTAGAATGCAGAGGCTAATTGTTGCTGTGATTCTTCATAGGCGGCTAGTGCTTCTTGATGCCTCAATAGATTACTAGCCAGTAATTTTTCGTTCCACACGGATTCGACTTTGCGTTTATGTTTTCTGCTTATGGTATCTTTAATTTCTTCAATGATCAACCCATAACGATTTTTATGTTTTTTAGATTGTTGAAAAGTACAAATGATAGTTTCAAACGCCCTATTATTAAGGTATTCTCTGCTCATAAACCCCCTTGGAAGTATGCAATGGCTATTATGTATATCCGATTCTCACTCCATTTTTGTTCACACATATCGTGCTATTTTTTCCAAACATGCTTTCAATTTATTAGCATGGAGATATCACTATATTAACATATGCCAGATATTATAAAAATCATGCTGTCTATAATAGAGAGTCCTAGAGCTAAAAAACCTTATAGAGATATGTTACAATATTATCGCTCGTTGGAAATGCAGCATGAAGCAGAGTCTATTGAGTCATTAATAGCAACTTTTTCAATCCATGAACACGACAACCCACCTGTTGATAAGCAATGATAAAGATACCGTTGAGAATACGCTCAAATCTATCACTAAATTAAACAGTCAGATTTTAATTGGTGATTTGGGCAGCAACGATGGATCTATTAAAATATGTCGTAAATTAGGGGCTATTATCATACCATTACTGCTAGTTAATGATCGCAGTGTGGCCAAAAACCAACTATTGTCTCACAGTAAAACACGATGGAATTTTTATCTAGAACCTTCAGAAATATTATTAACTGGTCATGATGCAATCGTACATGCCACGGAATCTAACGATCTAGCTTCTTATAACGTACAATTGATGCGAGGGAATATCATTACCAAAGAAATTAGATTAACAAATAAAAAATTAAAGTTCTCAAATCCAATATATGAGAGTCTGGAAGATCCCTCGTCCGTTGATCTTGAGGGTGTGGTGATATATGC